TAATAACTTTGATTTTTCTAGTTTTGGAGCACTTCAAAATACACAGGCCGCGGGTTATTCAGGGGATGTTCTTCTAGAAATTCCAGCTACAAGTGTCGCGGGCCAAGAGTACGTGGTTTGGTGCGAATGGATTAAGTATTACGATTAAATATGGAAATAAAAACTTCCGTTAAATCTGGTAATTTTCGCCCTACAAAAAGTGGGGCGGGGATGACTACTAAAGGAGTTAAAGCTTATAGAAAAGCAAACCCTGGATCTAAATTAAAAACGGCTGTTACAGGTAAAGTTAAACCTGGATCTAAAGCTGCCAAAAGACGTAAATCTTATTGTGCAAGGAGCGCTGGTCAAATGAAACAATTCCCTAAAGCAGCAGCTGACCCAAAGTCTAGGCTTAGACAAGCTAGAAAAAGATGGAAGTGTTAAAAAATGAATTTCAAATACATAGCAGGTATACCAGTTATTATCTCAATTTTAGTAGCAATTTATTCTGGTATTAATTACGCATCCAAACTTACTAATATTATTGATGACAATGAAAAACAGATCATGATGTTAAAAAAAGATGTTAGTGATAATAGTAAAAAATATTCAGAAGCCAGGGAAGAGATGTTTCGTGAACTAACACAATTAAATAATTGGTTAGGTAGAGTTGAAGCAACTGCAAAAACTGTTGAGAAACTTATTTATGAAACAGCATCAAGAGCAGAACTAGAAGCTCTTAATAATTCTTATTACAAACTTAATGATAGTATTCGTCAGATAGAGTACGATATTAAATCTCTTAAAGATGGCGGGTACTAATGCAGGTTGACCTTAATATTAAAACCCTAGTTTTAATAGGTACAATTTTATCAGCGCTGATAGGTAATGTTTTTATTGTAGGTAAAATACATTCAGACTTTGAAGTTATTAAAACTAAAGTTGTAGTATTAGAAAAATCACAAAACGTATTAAGTATTAAACAAGAAGTCTTAGAATTAAGTTATAAAATTAAAGGAATTAAACTTCAAATAGATCCTGAATACAGAACTCTCTGTCAAAAAGATATGAGCAATATTGTCTGCCAATGAAATCATTACTAGTTATTTGGATAATTATATTATCAATATTGATAGTTCCTTTTGCTTTTGCACAAAACGAATACCTTAATGGTGGTCAGCATTGTAATAACCATAGTTTAGAGCCTTATATGGAATATAGATTGAATGAACAACTTTATGATAATTCTAGTGGTAATAATAGTAGAGGTAATAATGGAATGATAGGGATGCGTTATAACTACAGCTTTGGAGGTACTTGTACCTCAGAATACAAAAGTATTATGCTTGAAAATGAAAAACTTAAACAAGAGTTAGAAATGTTAAAAGTATGTTCTAGATATAAAGACCTAGAATTAGGTAAAGAGTTTGAAACAGTAAGAAAAAAATGTCAGGGAGTTAATAAAAAACCTCTCAGTGAATCAACAAATAAATGATAGGATAATGCCATGAAAATAGAACTTAAACATTTAATTTCATTTTTACCTTTGGTCTTAGCTTTTGGTATCCTTTATGGAACTTTTACAACTAAGATAGAGGCACTTGAAACTAAGGTTGAGACTATGGAAGGCATAAGTACTGATGTTGCTATTATTAAAGAAAAAATAATGTGGATGGAAGATTTTATGCTTAAAACCTATCAAGGTGATTATAAATTATAATGGCCATATCAAGGTCTCAAATGTCTCAACAAGTATCCGTAGGAGGAAATAAAATGACAAAACCTGGGTTATATGCAAACATTCATGCAAAACGCAAAAGAATCAAAGCTGGCAGTAATGAGAAAATGAGAAAACCAGGGAGCTCAGGATCTCCAACATCCAATAGCTTTAAAAAAGCAGCTAAGACAGTCAAAAAAAAGAAAACTTAGTGTCAAGAAGAAAACAAGCCGAAAAAATTAAAGCAGACGTTATTCAATGGTCTAAAAAAGTTTTAGAACCTATGAATAAACACATAGGTTTTCCAGCCTGTCCTTTTGCAGCTAAATGGAGAAAAGAAAATAAAGTACGAATTGAAGTTCGTATGGATAAAACGAAATACGAAAAACATCTCACTGATGCAATTAAATCTTGGAACAAAAAACAACATGATATTATTATATATTGTGACCCTTTTTGGTCCCAATATACTCCCGAACAATTTCAAGAAAAAATAGATTTTTATAATAAAACTTATAACAAAAGAGACGTGTATTTTATGGGATTTCATCCTGAAACTCCTGCTAGCCCTGATGAACAAGATTTTTTGTGTGATCCTACAGAAGAACCCGTAGAACATTCAGATTTAGAGTACTCTATGATGCTAGTACAGAAGTTTAAACAACTTTATGAAGCGAGTTGCAAACTGCATAAGATAGGTTATTATGAGAAGTGGCCTGTTGAGTATTACAATGAAGTTGTAAAAACTAGACAAGACACTTACGAAAAACTATTTAAAAAGGAGTAATATTATGATGAAAAAGAAACAAGTAATTAAAAAAAGAGGTGGCGGCATGGCTAAAAAGAAACAAGTCATGAAAAAGCGTGGTGGCGGTATGATGAAAAGCATGAGCAAAGGTGGATCTGCTAAGTCCAAAAAAAGTTAATTATTTATGGCTACTTCAGGAACAACCACTTTTAATCTAGACATAGATGATGTCATAGAAGACGCTTACGAAAGATGTGGTGTTGAAACTAGATCAGGATATGATCTTAAATCAGCTAGACGTAGTCTTAACATTTTATTTCAAGAGTGGATGAACAGAGGAGTTCATTTATGGAAAGTTGAAAATGTAACTGCAAATTTAACTGCTGGAACTACTACTTACACTGCTCCAAGTGATGCTAGTGATCTTTTAGAAATGACTTTTAGAAGAGTTTCAGGAGGAAATACTACTGATACTACAATGTCAAAAATATCTAGATCAGAGTATCAATCTTTACCTAATAAATTTTCTCAAGGACAACCTACTCAATATTATGTTGAAAGAAATTTATCTAATGTAGAAATTAGTTTATATCAAACACCTGACACTACTGACACTCAAATAAATTATAATTATATAGGAAGAATACAGGATGTTGGAGCTTATACAGACCAGCCCGATGCACCTTTCAGATTTTTACCCTGCATGGTATCAGGACTGGCTTTTTATTTATCTCAAAAAAAGAATCCTCAAATGACTCAATCTTTAAAACTTTATTATGAAGACGAGTTACAGAGAGCTTTAATAGAGGATAGTCAAAGAGCATCCGTTCACATCGTTCCTAGAAGCTATTATATAGGTTCCTAGTATGTCTACCTTTGCAACAGGTAAATTCGCTTTAGCTCTTTGCGATAGATGCGGACAACAATATGATTTTCATCAGTTAAGAGAAGAATGGAACCGACTAATGACGTGTCCTGAATGCTTTGAAGTAAAACATCCTCAATTAAATCCCCCCTATCATGCTGGAGATGCTCAGGCTCTACCTTGGGCTAGGCCTGCGAGACAAGAGCCAATGACTGTTTTTGTAGGGGCTCCAGGAGACTCTGCATTTGAATCAAATGGAATGCAACCATCTAAACAAATCAGGCAGTTGCTTGTCAGTTCATTTGTTGGTAATGTGACAGTGGTGATATCATGAATTATTCTGAACTTTTAACAAATGTAAGAAACTACACTGAAGTATCTAGTGATGTGCTAAGCAATGCTGTTATTAATGTTTTTATTACTAACACTGAAAATAGGATCGCTAGACAACTAGATAGTGATGATCAAAGAAGATATGCTACTACAGCCACTGTGTCCAATAATTCTTTTTTAGATGTCTCAGGACCTGAAGGAGGTTTTCGATTTGCTAGGGCATTACAACTTGTTAAATCAGATGATACAAGAATTTGGCTACAACAGAGAGATGCTACTTTTATGGACGAATACGCTGTAGAAAGATCTACTACAGATGCAAATTTTACTGGTCAACCTAAATACTGGGGAAATTGGAACAATAATACCTTAATAGTGGCTCCTACTCCTGATCAAGTTTATACCATAGAAATGTGGTACGATGAGACTCCTGAACACATAGATACTACTAGTGGCACTGCTACTACTTTTATATCAAATAATGCTCCTGAAGTATTATTGTATGCAGTTTTAGGAGAAACTTTTTCTTACTTGAAAAACCCTCAAGATATGCAATTATACGAAGCTAAGTATCAAGGTGCCCTGCAAGATTTTGCACAGGAACAGATGGGACGTAAACGTAGGGATGAGTATCAAAATGGTGTGTTACGAATTCCAATGAAATCTATGACACCATAAAAAAAGGAGTAATAAAATGACAATTGATCAAGCAGTATGTGCTTCATTTAAACAGGAGCTGTTAGCAGGTGACCATAATATCGATGGCGATACAATTAATCTAGCTTTATTTACAAGTTCAGCAACATTAAATGGAAACACAACAGCCTACACCACAACAAACGAAGTAGGTAATTCAGGAACATACGCAGCAGGTGGAGCAACTCTAGCGAGTGCAACTATCGGCTTAACAGCAACTAGTGCGACAGCTTCAACAGCATTTGTTGATTTTGCAAACGTAAGTTTTACATCAGCAACAATTTCAGCTCAAGCAGCTGTGATCTATAACAGATCTTCAGCAAATACTAACGCAGCTATTTGTGTTCTTGATTTTGGCGCAGTAAAAACATCGACAAACGGTACATTCACAATCGCATTCCCAACAAATGATGCATCAAGTTCTATATTAAGAATATCCTAGTCTAGGAGGTCTCCATGGCAGATTTACAAGGTTGGGGTAGAGGCACCTGGAGTTCAGGTTCTTGGGGAGAATTTATCCCTGTCGAAGTTACAGGTAATCAAGTCAATACCTCTTTAGCAGACGTATCTGTTTCCGTAGGAACAGGAGTTATTGTTTCTGCAACAGGACTTCCAATTAATTCAACTTTAGCAGGCGTATCTGTTTCCGTAGGAATAGAAGTTAATCCAAATCCTGTTGTAATCAATACAAGTCTAGGGTCAGTAGACATAGAGATTAGTTCAGTTATTGAACCAGCCGCTGTTACATTAACTACTACTTTAGATAATGTTACTGTTATTGAAGGAACAGGAATTATTGTCTCTGCAACAGGACTTCCAATTAATTCAACTTTAGATAATGTCACTGTTTCCGTAGGAACAGGAGTTATTGTTAATCCAAATCCTGTTGTAATCAATACAAGTCTAGGGTCAGTAGACATAGAGATTAGTTCAGTTATTGAACCAGCCGCTGTTACATTAACTACTACTTTAGATAATGTCACTGTTTCCGTAGGAACAGGAGTTATTGTCTCTGCAACAGGGATAGGTATGACCTTTAGTGAGGCTTCTATATCTCCTACTGGTGATGCTTTAGTTTTCCCAACTTCATTAACTATGACCTTATCCTTAGCTAATATATATTCAACTCCATGGGCTAATGTAGTCACAAATGCAAATAATACTTGGACAGGGGTAGACGCAGCTTAGTTTGTCTAAAATTTTAGTAGGACTGTATATATGTAGACATGACGCAAACATGTGTACATTTGATGGAAAAAATTTCAAATATCTACAATTAGAAAGATATTTTAATATTAAGCATTATTCTAATCCTAATCTTTTTGAATGGCAAAAAATTTTAAAGGATGTCTTTCATTATGATACATCTGATGTAAAAGCCATAGGCATATCGTTAAATAATAATTATAATGGAAACTATTATCAAAATCAAAACGATGTTGTCGAACAAAAAAATATTTTTAATTTAGACGTACCTACCTTCAATGTTGATCATCATTACGCACATGCCTTATCTTCTTTAAGCAATACTAAAAATCATTTTGTATCTGACTGTCAAGGTAACTATAGAAGATGGATGTCTGTATTAGATGATAAAAAAATTATTGACACAAAACATGATCCAATGAACGGTAAATCATTTGGTCTTGCCTTAGATGAGATGGGATTTTTTATGGGAGTTGGGCCTGCTTATCATTTTGATAATGCAGGAAAAATAATGGCTTTTAATGGATATGGTGAAATTAATAATACTTATTTAGATTTTATGAATAAGTATGGATTAGAGCATTCTCAAATAACACTTGAATACAATAACTTAGAGAATGTTTTAAATAAATTTTTGACTCCAAAAGATACATGGGATTTTGTCAAAACTTTTCATCATAGGTACTCTATATTATTTGAAGAATATTTAAAAAAATTTTTTAAAGAAAAAGATTCTTTTACTTACTCAGGAGGAGTAATGCAGAACATTGTTATTAATACTAAATTAAGAGAAAAGTTTTCAAATATTGAAATTAATCCTATAGGATATGATGGAGGATTATCAATAGGAGCTCTCGAAGCAGTAAGACAAATATATGATTATCCTAAAATTAAAATATCCAATTATCCTTTTATTCAAGAAGATGAGTGTCCTGAAGAACCTACACAAGACACAATAAATAAAACTGCTGAGTTGTTGGCTCAAGGTAAAGTTATAATGTGGTATCAAGGTAAAGGAGAAGCTGGTCCAAGAGCTTTAGGTAATAGATCAATATTAGTAAATCCAAATGTTAAATATGCCAAAGAAATGGTTAATGAAAAAGTAAAAAAGAGAGAGTGGTATAGACCATACGGAGCTAGTGTAAAATTAGATAAATATAAAGATTATTTTAAATTAGATTGGGAGAGTCCATACATGCTATATCAGGCTCAATGTCTTGATCCTTTTAATTTGCAATCAATTACTCATGCAGATGGCACTTGTAGAATACAGACGGTCTCATCTACTAATAAAATATTTTATAGTTTATTGGACAGTTTTGACAAAATTACAGGTTTTCCAATACTATTAAACACTTCTATGAATTTGCCTGGATATCCAATAACAGGGAGTTTTAATACTACAAAAAAAATGTTTGACAATTCGCAAGCTGATATATTAATCATAGGTAATGAAATACTTAAAAAGTAGTTGAGTATGTCAATAAAAAAGAGTAAATTTTAACGAGGTTATAAAAAATGGCATCAACATATTCAGATAGACTTAAATTAGAGATTATGTCCACAGGCGCAAACGCCAGTACATGGGGCACTAATACAAATAATAATTTAGATGTAATTGACGCTTTTATGTCAGGCTATCTTTCAAAGTCAGTTGCGGGTTCTTCTAACATTACTCTTACAACTGCTAATGCCTCAGATACAGCAGAATCATCTAATAGAACAATACGATTAACAGGTGCTTTAACAGGAAACATTGTTGTATTTATTCCCGCAGTAGAAAGTAAATATTCTTTTTTTAACAACACAACAGGTTCATGGACTTTAACAATTGCAGCAACAGGACACACAGCAAATGGTATTGTCATTGCTCAGAGTGCAAAAACCACAGTATTTTGTGATGGCGCATCAAATTACAATGTAGAAATTCTTTCTTCTACAGATGCAGGAGCCTTAGCCTCAGGAACTTTAGCTGACGCAAGATTTCCTGCAACATTACCTGCAGTCAGTGGAGCAAATTTAACAAATTTAGACGCATCAAATTTAGCCTCAGGAACTTTAGCTGACGCAAGATTTCCTGCAACATTACCTGCAGTCAGTGGAGCAAATTTAACAAATTTAGACGCATCAAATTTAGCCTCAGGAACATTAAGTAATGATCGTCTTGATACTGTACCTACAACTAAAGGTGGAACAGGACTAACAAGTCTTGGTTCTGCGGGACAAATTATTCAAGTAAACGCACCAGGTGCAGCACTTGAGTATGCTGATGCAGGAGGCGGAGCAATTGGTAATGTTACAACAGCTACACAATTGACAAGTTCAGGTACTATTACAACTAGAGCAGATACTTTATTTGCTATCGGAATTGCAGTTGGTGGAGGCGGGTCAGGTGGCTGTGGTGGACACGGATTTGGTCAAGGCCAAGGACAACCAGGTGCAACAACTACAGGTTTAGGTTTGACAGGTGCAGGTGGAACACAAGGTGCAGCAGGGTATCCAAATCCAGGATCTAATGGCGGAGCCGGAGGAGCGGGGGGCGGAATGCTCGGTGGTGCAGCAGGCGGAACTGGCACTCCAGGAAAATTAGGTTCAGGAGGAGCAGGTGGTACAAA